TTCATATAAAAACTTGCCTTGTGCAAGTTTTTCCTTTCCACCCTTAGTGTAATGGATATCACGTAAGATTCCGGTTCTTGAGATGGGGGTTCGATTCCCTCAGGGTGGACTAAATATACTTAAAAACCCTTGATTTACAAGGGTTTTTGTTATGGTTGCCCCAAATCCGCCCCAAATTTTTCAAAAAGTTTTCTGATTCTATCGAAATTTTGAGCTTGTTTTTCCTCGAAAAGGTGAGCGTAAGTTTTTAGTGTTTCCGTAGTATCTTTGTGGCCAACTAATTTTGATATCGTTACAACATCTAGGTCATTGTATATTAAAAAACTAACATAGGTGTGTCTGAGCCCGTGGATTGTGAAGTTTGGTCTAGTTTTCTTTTTTAGGACTTTATTTGCTGCGGTACTGGACACCTTGGTAAATATTCGTTTATCTGGATTGTCGATGTAAGCAGTTGCCATATATTCATCGTAAGCTTCAAGCCATTCTCTATCTATTGGGACATCACGTTCTGATTGTTGGTTCTTGGTTGTATTCCATCCGATATTTCTTCCGTAGACTTTATATGTCCGTCTAATATTCAATAGCATGTTCTCTCTATCAACAGTTAGAGTTGTTAGGCCCAATGCTTCAGAAAAGCGTAATCCAGTTTTCCCGACTGTGTAGATGAAGAAGTGGGTTTGGTATTTTATTGACTGCCTGCAGTCTAATAAGAGATTTCTGTACTCATCCAGCTCTAGGAATTTCTCGCTTTCGTCCTTAGATTCGATATTTGAAAAGACTTTTGCTAGTTGGGTAAAATCCTTTTTCAGCGTTCCTTGGTGTAGTGCGACTTTAATTGCTGATCGGATGTGCGAGTTAAAGAGTTTGACAGAGTATTTGACATATCTGTTAGCTAGTTTGTTAAGCACTTCCTGATGCATGGTAGCAGTAATGTCTGCAAGCTTGGTCTGATCATAGTAATCTTTAATGATTTTGAGGTTAAATTCGTATTTACGATAAGTCTCTGGGTCTATATGTGGCTTCTTATGGATTTCCATCCATTTCTCAAAGTATTCAGCCAGGGTAATGGACTTATCTTCCATAATGCCACTGGCAAGTTCTATTTCAGCCTGCGATGCGGCTTGCACAGCTTCAGACTTAGTTCTGTACCCGGACTTTGACTTTTGCTTGTACGATCCGTCATGAGCCTTATATGAGATACGGTATTCCCAACCGTTATCTCTTTTTCTAAAGTACGCCATTGATTTACCCTTTCAAATTTGATAAACTAGATATAGTAAAGAGACCTACTTCACAGCAGGTTTCTGACTATCCACATCGCCTTACGCTCTCCTCGACCAAAATTTGAGCGTAAGGCTTTTTGTTTTACTTATTATTCAAGTCCACTAGCATATTTGTACGATAGCAACCATGTACCGTCTTCTTGTTTTACAAACTGTAGAGATACACTCTTATATTCGGTGCCTCCCATCGTATTGTAGTCAACGTACTTTGTTGTGTAGTTTTCTGAAGATGATTCAGAGGAACTTTGTGGCTCACCAAATTTTGAGATAATTTCATTGAAGTTTGCACCTCCAACGCCAGACAAAGCGTCTCCGACCACAAGAGCATCAAAATCAGCTTTAGTCCATTTGAAACTTTCGTCAATCGCTGCCTGGGATGATGACATGGATGTCTCTACCTCGCTCACGGCTGTTTCTACCGCTTTGCTGGCATCGTCAATCGCTTTACTATACATTGATTGAGTAATTAGCACGATGGTCATTGAGACTACTGCCAGAGCTGTACCAACGATTGATAGAGTTTTTGAGTTTTTACGGTTAACAAAAAGCCCGATAGCACCCAACACAAGAGCAAGAAGCCCAAAGAAGAATGAAATGTTATTGATAATTGGCACCCAAGAACCAAGCAAAGCAATAACACCTAGAACAATAGCAATAATGCCTAACGCTTTTTTCTCATTTTTCTTTTCCATGAGAATCTCCTTTTCAGCTTTTAACGTGATTCAGTATTTGCACGTATTATTAACTATTTATTAAATTGTTAAATTCCTCAATAACCATGGTTTCGTTGACCGTGGTTTTTAAATTGTACTTTTGCATAAACCTAATGTAGTTAAAATCATTTATATCTTCCAACAATGCTAATTCTTCCTTGACTAGGTAATGGATCATATTTCGGTCCGCTTGCAGTTCGTACTGTTCGCGTCTACGGTCGTATTGTGACGGGTCGTGGTCTTGATGTCCAATTTCATGGTAAATGATTTTCTTCTTTTCGATTTCATCAAGATATGTATCAACTGCAATTAAATTGTGCTTTTTGTTATAGATGCCTTTGTTGCCCGTATCCCTGCCGTCAAAATAAACCAAATCAATACCACGTTCAGCGCAGACTGATTCTGCTGTCATCATAGGCAAAGCTCCTTATTTTCTATTTTTTATACGAGTTTCTAAGATTGAGGCAATCAAATCCAAATCTTCGTCATTGAGTTCATGACCGTCATAAAAGAAACTCTCAGCAGCATCCTTTTTCAGATCAATTTCTGACAAGTCATCATCAGTAGCAATTCGAGGGTTATCTGTTCTACCGTAGATATAGTCTGTCGAGACATTAAAATAATCTGCTATCTTAGTGATAGCTTCACTAGAAGAAGATTTTCTGCTTTGTAAATTATAAACGTAACTTTCGCCTAACCCAACAGAAAGAGCTAAAGCCTGCAAGCTTATTTTCTTTTTGTCAGCAAGGATTTTAATTCTGTCGAAAGCGATCTTATTAAGAGATAATTCAGTCATACCAAGCCTTTTCTAGCTATGACAAAAAATATTTACTATTTTGAGTATAAAATGTTGACAAATATTACTCAAGATAGTAAAATATAAAATGTAAAGCGAATATTTAAGCGAAACAAGAAACGAAGATAAAAACTAAAAAAATAAACTTTGGCGAGTTTGACTATAGTATTTATCGGACAATTGTTTGATGTTTTTCTTATACATTGATTTTACCCTATTGAGTAGAATTAGTCAATGTTTTTTACGCAAATTTCGCAAAAAAATTCGCTTTACTCTTATTTTAAAAAAAGGAAGGAGTAAACATGAGCCAACAACACAAGAAATGGGCAGAGTTGGTCGAACAAAGACTGAAAGAAAAGAACTGGACCAAGGCTGATTTGACACAGGCAGTTGGACTGCGTAGCCAAGGAACCATCACGGACTTGCTAACCAAAGGTAAAGGTAGCGCAGACTTAAAATTGCGAGTGTCTAAATTGCTGGGCATTCGTGAGCCCTGGGAAGAATTTGAAGAGAAATAGCTGAGGACGATGATAATGACTAGCAAATTGATAGCCAATTGGCAAAAGAAAAATCATCGACTGAGTCAGCTGATGATGGATAGTCTTGAAGGTCTAGACGTATGGGATACCATACTAGCACTCGGAAAGATAAGGAGAAATCAAATATGAACGAAATTTTTGTTTTCCACGGGCGGGAAGTCCGTACGGTAACTATTAATAACGAACCTTGGTTTGTCGGGAAAGACGTAGCAGATATTTTAGGTTATCTAAAACCACTTGATGCAATCTCACGACACGTTGATGAGGATGACTCCGTGAAACACGGACTCACAGATAGTTTGGGACGTATCCAAAATACAATCATCATCAACGAATCTGGACTGTACTCGCTGATTTTATCTAGCAAGTTGCCACAGGCCAAAGAATTCAAACGTTGGGTCACTAGCGAGGTATTGCCACAGATTCGACAACAGGGAGCTTATGTGCCAGAAAATCTGTCTGATGAGGCTTTTATCGCTTTATTTACTGGTCAGAAAAAACTGAAAGAACAACAGCTGGCACTGGCCCAAGATGTTGACTATCTCAAAAATGAACAGCCGATTCATCCGAGCTTTGCTCAGGCATTGTTGAAGAAGAGAAAAGCCCGTGTCGTTGCTTGTCTGGGTGGTCTGGACAGTCCAGCCTATGCTGACAAAATCTTTGCACAGTCGGTCTTTCGTCAAGCTGAGGTTGATTTTAAAGACCATTTTAATATCAATCGCTACGACATGTTGCCAAAGAAATTTGCGGAAGCCGCATTGTCCTACTGGATGACATGGGAACCAAGCACAAACACCAAAATGAAGATTAGGGAAATGAATGCTTATGAACTGTAAAACACACAAAAAGCCTGACGGCAATCAGGCTCTTACTAAAATACACAATCTAATTATAACACACGAAAGCGAGGTTTGACAAGATGGATGACATAGCAGAAAGCCTCATAACTCGATTTATCAGTCAACTAAAGGTCCGACTGGTTGAGGTATTTGAGGTATTTAATATCGAACTAGCAATGCCTTTGTTATTAAATACCAAGCAGTGCATGAAGTTGCTAGGAATTGGGAACTACGATGAGTTTAAAAGAGTAATAAGCTTAGATGGTTTCCCAAAGATTGATAAAGGGAAGGGCTCACATTTGAGATTTCCACGAGATGCAGTCGTGGCATGGATGCGTGAGAATTGGAGGCTAATATGACAGAAGAATTAATGTTGACAACTGAGCAGGGCTTGATTTTGATTGCAGTCTTGACAGTAGTTTTAGTATGGCTGATCCGCAAGCCAATGAAGATTGAAATTGAAGTCAAAGAACCTGTGGTTGAAGAAAAGCAACCAGAACGAAATCTGCGTTACTTGCAGATTCATAGATACTACGGAGGATGATATGAAATTTTGGAACATGATGAAAAAGTTTTTGAGTGTGGATGAAGAGGACTATCCTCAAAGCCAGCATGAGCTCGAACGTGAATTGGCCAACGCTAGACATACAGCTAATGAATGCAAGAAGTTGGCTTTGCTGAAAAATCAGGAATGTATCGGGCAGGCTAGACTTATTGACCAACTAAACCGACGGATTGATTACTTAGAAAGTGTCAACAAGTGCCAGGCTGAACTATTGGCAGATCGTGAGGTCTAGCTATGGTTTGGATTGTGGCAAAGAAGACCAAGACCAAGCGTGGTTATAGATGTTACCAAAAACGGTCATTTGATACCTGGCAGAAGGCTAGAATTTATCAGCAGGACTTGTTTAATAAGGGTATAAATGCTGAGATGTGGGAGGAGAGGGATGGCAAGTGAAATTAAATGGATTAAGATTGTCACGGATATTTTCGATGATGAAAAAATTCTTCTAATAGAGTCGTTACCGGAGGCTGACACGATTATCGTTGTTTGGTTCAAACTGCTGACGTTAGCCGGCAAGCAGAATTATGGTGGTGTTCTTATGATGAATGACCGCGTACATTACACAGACGAAATGTTGTCTACACTATTTCGTAGGCCTTTGAACACTGTTAGAGCAGCGCTTCAAACTTTTGAGCAGTTTGGGATGATTGAGATTATCAATAATGCCATAACAATCCCGAATTGGGAGAAACATCAGAGCGTGGAAAGCATGGAAAGGGTTAGAGAGCAAGCTCGGAAACGTGTTGCAAAACATAGAGAGAAACAAAGAACATTAGCAAATAGTAACGTTACATGTAACGTTACAGTAACGCATGGTAACGCACTAGATAAAGAAGAAGAAACAGATAAAGAAGAAGATATATATAATATATGTCCGATTAAGGAAATCATTGAATACTTAAATTCTGCCACTGGAAAGTCTTATCGCTATCAGTCGAATAGCAACAAGAAATTGATTCAAGCTAGATGGAGTGAGGGCTACAAGTTGGATGATTTCAAAAAGGTCATTGACAACATGGTAGCCAACTGGACTGGTACAGAATGGGAGAAGTACCTACAGCCGTCAACCCTGTTCAGAGAATCGAATTTTGACAAGTATCTGAATATGGTCCCAAGGGTGCCGAAAACCAACATTCCTGATTGGGCCTTGGAAGAAATTGAGCAGGACAATTCAGAAGAAGCCATGCAACGTATGCAGGCTTGGAAGGCAAAAATGCTTGCTGACGAAAAGGGAGAGCCTGTGCCTGACTGGGCTGAAAAAGTTTTGGCAGGTAAACAGACTGCCGAGGGGCAGGCTAGGTTGGCAGATATTTATGCGGAACTGGAGGCTATGGAAAATGGTGAAACTTAGACATGGCTCAAAGCAGGACAGACCGTTTATCAGAGATGTAAAGGTCAGCTGTACTGGAATTGATCTTTCTTACGGCAATGAGCGACAGGCTATGCGGTTTGCTAGTCGTGCGGCTGCAATCCATGTTTCTAGGGCTTTGAAAGATTATGGGAATTTTTATTTGATTGAGGAGGACTAATGGACGGTTATCTGAAACTAGACAAGAGGTTGGATTGGCAAGTAGCGAATTATCCGCTACGTATGTCTGAAAAGGCTCGCTTGATGGCTTTGCCTGGTGATGAGTTTTCGGCGGAGCTGGATCGTATGGCCGAGGAATATCATCGGACGAGGTATGGAGGTAGTTGATGGTAGTGCCAGAAAAAGAGTACGCTCTCTACAAAGGCGACAAGCTACTAGCAATCGGAACAGCGAAGGAGTTGGCAGATAAGTTTGGTGTGAAGGTGTCGACTACCCATTTTTACAAGTCACCAGCGTATATAAAGAGAACGAGCGATGTGAGAGGGAGGAGATTAGTTGAGATTTGAGTTATTTAATGACCATTTCGAGAATGCGAAGCGGTACAACATACCACGAGCACAGTTGATTATTGCTGATATACCGTACAACCTTGGAAATAATGCTTATGCCAGCGACCCACGATGGTACAAGGATGGAGATAATGCAAATGGTGAGAGCAAGTTGGCTGGAAAGTCATTCTTTGATACGGATAATGATTTTAAGATTAATAATTTCTTTGATTTTTGCAGTCGGTTGTTGAAGAAAGAGCCGAAAGAAAAAGGTAAGGCGCCAGCCATGATTGTATTCCATGCATGGCAACAAAGGGATATGGTTATCGAGTGTGGCAAGAAACACGGCTTTAACAATGCCTATCCGCTATATTTTACTAAGAAATCTAGTCCGCAAGTCTTGAAAGCGAATATGAAGATTGTGGGTGCGGTGGAAGAGGCTACGGTATTGTATCGTGATAAGCTGCCTAAATTTAACAATAACGGCGCTATGATACTCAATCATGCACCGTGGGAGAAGGATAGCTCTTACCCTGTTATCCATCCGACACAGAAGCCTATTCCTGTGCTGAAACGGTTGATTGAAATCTTTACGGATGAGGGTGATGTGGTAATTGACCCTGTGGCAGGAAGTGGGTCAACACTAAGAGCGGCAATCGAGATGAACCGTTCGGCCTATGGTTTTGAAATCAAGAAGGATTTTTACAAGAAAGCAAAAGAGCAGATGTTGTATAGCTACCAGACCAGTTTATTTTGAAAAGGTGGAGCAGATGACGATATATGATTTTTTGGAGGGAAGCAATGACTAAACAAGAAGTAATTGAATTCTTAACAGAGCAGAGAGACCTTAGGTTGGTTGGATACGATGATAGTAAATCTGCTGAATCTGACTTTGATAGATGGCAGTTAGCCCAAGCGGAGATGTTTCAAAAGGTGATTGATTGGCTAGAGGAGAAAGCATCTTGAAATTCCTAGACTTATTCGCAGGCATTGGTGGGTTTCGTCTCGGTATGGAACGTGCAGGACATGAATGTGTTGGTTTTTGCGAAATCGACCCCTTTGCCAGAAAGAGTTACAAAGCGATACATGATACGGAAGGAGAATTTGAATTTCATGACATCACAGCAGTTACAGATGAGTCTGTTCGAGGAATCGGACGTGTGGATGTTATCTGTGGAGGATTTCCGTGCCAGGCTTTCAGCATTGCTGGAAAGCGGCGAGGATTTGAAGATACTCGAGGGACTTTATTCTTTGAGATTGCTCGGTTCGCATCTATTCTCAGACCTAAGTATCTATTCCTTGAAAACGTCACAGGACTCCTCAACCATGAGGGGGGGGGATACGTTCGAGACCATCCTCGAAGCGTTGGATGAATTGGGGTATGATGCGGAATGGCAAGTGTTCAACAGCAAGAATTTTGGTGTCCCCCAAAACCGAGAGCGGGTCTTTATTATCGGACATCTTAGAGGAGCAGGTGGACGAGCGATATTTCCTTTCGGAGGAGATGGCGAGGAAGCTGGTAACCTACAAGGACAACCAACAAATACCATTACCGCTAGGTACGGAGAAGCACAAGGGAGCGGCTCGTACGTTATTGAAAGTAAACAGCAGAAAATTCTCCAACGTGGGCGTGGATACAATCAAGATGGCGAGCATGATACAGCACCTACATTGACTAGTAACAGCTGGCAGGAAAATAACTTGTTAGCCATCAAAGAGGCAACTACCAAAGGTTATTCTGAGGCAACGGTTGGTGATTCAGTCAATCTGTCACATCCGAATTCTACTACACGGAGAGGTCGTGTTGGAAAGCAAGTAGCCAATACGCTTTTGACAGGCGAGGAGCAGGGTGTTGTTGTGTATGATTTTTACAACCGAAACATCAAAGACGAGGTTGGCACACTCACTGCCAGTGGCCATCAGGGGAATACCAAAGCAGGAACATTCGGCATATTAGATGGCATCCGCATCCGCAAGCTGACACCTCGTGAGTGTTGGAGACTGCAAGGATTTCCAGACTGGGCATTTGATAGAGCCCAAGCAGTAAATAGTAATAGTCAGCTATACAAGCAAGCTGGCAACTCAGTCACGGTTACTGTGATTGAGGCAATAGCGAGGAGACTGGAGGAAGTAGATGAATCATCTTGAATACATCGAATACCTTTGTAAGCAGTATCGAAACGAATGTCTGCCGTTGGAATTGTACAACGGCAGCGTGAACAAAGCGAAAATTAAACGGTTGGGTGTTGAGTTGAGGCAAGCGACACTCGAATTTGAACGAAAGAATGCTATTTAGGCATATGGAGGAAACAGATGAATAAGCAGGAAGCGATTGAGAAGATTAAAGAGCACGGAAAGTTTTATAGTACTGTGTTTGGTGGGACAGTCAAGATGGTACCTGTCGGTCCTATCATTGACATTGTCTCCCAAATCCACAAACCGCAGAGGGTTGTTGTGCCGAAGTTTGTGGCGGAGTACATCGAGAGGTGCAAACAATCTGGTTGGCATTTGCAAAAAGTTCTTTCTAGACTGGATGACGATGAGAAAGTCGGTGATTGGGCATATGATGAGAACGATGACTTGATTCCTGAGAAGGTTGATATGGTAGCTCACGCTTGGCTGTTCGGCTACCAAATCGAGCAGGAGCAGTTGTACACAGTGGAGATACCGAATAATGGCGGAACATTGATATTAGCATGCATCAATCATGCCATTAAATTAGTAGATGGTAACAAACATTTGCCTGGAAAATTTACCAAAGAATCGATAGAATATGCCGGTTTTGACTGGGCATTAAAATGGGCTAAACCTGCGGAGGTGGAGTGATGAAACAATTATTAAGGTCTTTCGGACTTATGCTGATATTTTATTCGTTTGTCCCTAACACTATCCACGAGATGACGCTTGCTCAGAAGATAACGTTCGGGTTAGGTGCGAGTTGGCTATTTTATGAAGGAGGCAGAAAATGAAATGGAATAAGTTTTCTTTAAGAAAAACAGATTCGGAAGAAAAAGCATACTTCGGAACTGATGAAATTTGGAATTACCCTGTGCCAGATAGTGAGACAAAAGTATTAGTCAGTGATGGATTTAGTATTTGGATAGACGAATGGTATCAAGATTCAGATGGCGCAAATCTTATGGACACAGATGCGCTTAGCTTGTACTGGATGCCGTTGCCTGAACCGCCGAAGGAGGTGGAGTGATGGCTTTAACACTAAATAGTAAAATTGCAGACCTAATATTAGCTATCGGAGAAATCGTTAAGGAATCTGATGGAAAGACCGCAACTGTGGAATTAGAAATCCCTGAACAATCGTTTTACTTAGAAATTACGATTAAGTCGAGAGAGGTGGAGTAATGAAACAACTATTAAGGTCTGTCGGATTTATGCTGATATTTTATTCGTTTGTCCCTAACGCCATCCACGAGATGACGCTTGCTCAGAAGATAATGTTTGGATTAGGGGCTAGTTGGCTATTTTTCGAAGGAGGCAGAAAATGATACAGAGATATAGAGCATTTTACGAAGGTAAGATGTATGGAGTTAAAGCTGTAATCTGGACCAGTCGCGGATTGTACGTGACGTTGGACGAGGGCAACAAGGCTGGCAGGCGTGTACGTAGTGCAAAACTCATGCAATCCACAGGTAAGATGGATTCGACTGGCAAAGTTGAGGTGTTTGTTGGGGATATTTTATATTATCCAGACCAAGACGAGGACAACTATGGCATTATCAAATTTGACGAAGACAAACTAGCTTTTGTTCTAGACAATGGGTATGAAAGGTTCATTTATGGCGATTACGGTATGGGCAAAGTTGTTGGTAACATCTATCAAAATAAAGATTTAGTAGATTATATATTAGGAGACAGAAAATGATACCAAAATTTAGGGCATGGGATACGGAGCATGGCCAATGGTCTGAAGAATTCTTCGTATATTCAAAGGGAGGTTTATATACGCCAAACTATGGATTTAATCGAAAACATTTAAAAAATCGAACGGATGTATACCCAATTGTCAAACAAGAACGTTTAATCCCCATGCAATCCACAGGGCTGTTTGACACATTTCGCCAAGATGAATTATTCGAAGATGATGTGATATTATGGACATATTTTGATGAATGGGAAGATAGTGGAAACGCTAGAATTGTGTATAGAGATGGGTGTTGGAAACTGTTGGATGTCAAGACAGGTAAAGAAGTTTGGGATAGCTTGTTTGACTGTTTGGAAAATTGCAGTGTTTACTTAGCAGGCAACATCTACGAGAATCCTGAGTTGATGGAGGAGGGGAAATGAAGAAGCTATTCTGGGAAATATTCCCTAAAAATAAAAAAGGTTGGGAGAGATACTTTGATTGGTGTCTATATGATTCTAAGACTTTTTATCCAGTCGGCAAATTGTTAAACATAAATGCCGCCATTATGCTGTTTATAACAGAACTGCTAGTTTTCGTACTTTTAATTCTGTTATTTCCATTAACGAGAATTGAATTGAGAATTCGTTCGAGTAAGGCTAAAAAACAAAAGGAGAAAGAACGAAATGACTAATAAAAAACTAGGCGTGCTACTGGTCGATGTGCCAGAGCCGAGGTTGGCAACGTATTCTGTTCTTGTCAGAACAGATGGGAAACATAGGATTATTGATACTGATTCGGAATTATTCGTTAGGGCCTATGCATGTCGTTGCACAAAAGAAGAAGCACAAAAGTACCCGCAATTCAGATGGGTAGCGTTGGAGGAGTTGGAATGATGGAGAATTGGAAGCAATTAATCAAAGTAAATAATATTTCAGATAGTGAATTAGCAACTGCTATTCTTAAATATCTTGAAGAAAACGGCCCTATAAAAGGTCTTATGTTTGAACAAATTAATGCCCTAACAATTTTGTCTGATTGGGAATATATTACACTTGGCGACAAGCTAGAAAAGATTTACCAAGAAGTAGTCGAAGGGATTGTTAGTGCAAAGGCATCAAATAAAATTCAACAAATAACGTTGGAGGAATCGAAATGATAAATAATGTTGTATTGGTTGGTAGATTGACGAGGGACGTAGAGCTACGTTATACACCGTCTAATCAAGCTGTTGCGACTTTTACTTTGGCGGTTAACCGCAATTTTAAAAATCAATCGACAGGAGAGCGGGAAGCTGACTTTATCAATTGCGTGATGTGGCGTCAGCAGGCTGAGAATCTTGCTAATTGGACCAAAAAAGGTCACTTGATTGGTATTACTGGTCGAATCCAGACACGGAGCTACGATAATCAGCAAGGGCAACGTGTCTTCGTGACTGAGGTTGTTGCAGAAAGTTTCCAGGTATTGGAAAAGCGTGATAATGCAGCTAATCAAGCAAGCATGGAAGACCAGATGCCACCGAATTTTGCTGGTCAGCCTATGGATATTACTGATGATGGATTGCCGTTTTAGGAGGTATACATGAGTCGGATTGTAAATTTTGGAAACGGCATTACAGCCAGACAGCGTGATGTCATTGATGATTTGAAGGATGCTATTGAGCGATATGAATTTTTGGAAAATGAAAATGAACGTTTGATCAAGGACCGGCAAGAGCAGGAAAAGAAGATTGATTTTCTCAAACAGCAGAACCATCAGCTTTTTGCTGCTATCGGCAGACAGGCATGGGAACAGATATCTAGCTCTGTTATATCCAGAAAAGCGAATAGACGGAAATGGAGGGCGAAATGATTACAATAACTCTTGATGAAGAATTATTGACAGCACTTGTTTTTGCAGCAGCTCAAAGCTCATGCGGTTTCAATCAAAACATTTTGCAGGAGAACCAGTTGTGGCATTTACACTGCTGTGACTATAACGAACCAGTATATGAAGTGGCAAAGCAAATAAACATTGATGACATTGAAGACGAAAGCTACAGAGCCTATTTTCAAGAAGTAAAGGCGAAAGGTGATAAATATTATTCGGAGGTAGAAGAGAATGAAAAACAAAATTAAATTAGTATTAACAACTATTGGAGTGATTGGTATGTTAGCTGGGTGTTCTGACCAAGCTGATGTTGTTCGACATAACTTATCGGAAGAGGCAGACAATTTCAACGTGGTCCGAAAGGTTACAGTATTGAATGCTATCACTAATGATGTGATGTTTGAGATGAGCGGTCGGATGTCAATTGTAGCGGATACCACAGATAATCAATTGGAAATTTTGGTTGAGACAGCTGATGAAGAATATCAGAAGCACATCATTGGATTGTCTGATAATGTATCCTATGTGGTTCAGGATGTGAAGACAAAGGATGTATCGAATTACGACTACACTATCAACTTCAATCCGAAGATGTGGTTGCCACTGGAAGTCAAGGCTGTGGATTAGGAGAAGAAAATCGATGAACGGATATGAGTTTATGGCACAGCATCCATTTCTGACCGCATTTATTGTGTGGGTATCCTGTGCCTATTTCGCAGAGTGCATCAAGTATCTATCTGGTTACAAGGAGCAGAACGGTGAACAAAAGAATCAAGAAAAAGAAAGCTAAGCAGGCACGACAACGAGAACTGGAACAGTTGGAACAGGAACTGGCCAAACTAAGTCCTGAACAACTAGAAGTAATTGCTGATGCAATTAGTCAAGCGGTACAGGAGACTTGGACAGTCATAAGCTATTTCGCTGAGAACATTGCTGAGGCATTAAGAACATGGGAGGAACGACTTGACAAAGAAGACAGCAATCAAGACTAGACGTGATTTTCTAGAGTTTGAACTTGAAGCCAAGTATCTTAAAATTGACAAACTTATTGGACAGCGTCGTCACGAATTAGAAAGGCTCTATGCAGTTAAGAATTTAACAATACCAGACATAGACGATTCAGGAGCAAGTAGAAGTGGTACTTCATGCAATACATCCGAAAACCTAGCCATTACATACGCTAGTGATCCAGTGATTCTAAAGTTGGAAGAGTTTCAAACAGCAATTTCAAAACTACTTGACGTACTCGAACCAGATGATAAGAAAATCTTTCATTTGCGTTGGGGTGAGCATACTAGGTATGATTGGATTCAAATTTTGTATATCATGCAAAATGGAGATACTGGCTATCTTTATAAGCATCGTAAGCAAATTTATAGACGACGCGAAGTTATATTGGACACATTAGCCAAAATACTTTTGATGTAATCTTGTCACAAAAACGTATAGAAGTGACAAAAACAATGTGTTATATTTGTATCATGAGTAAAACTAATAGGTAAACATAAAGTCACACAAATCCGTGTGGCTTTTAATTTTAGGAAGGAGGTGAGTCAGTGGCAACTAAGCAACCAATTCGTGATCTTAAAGACATTCAACGAATGAAGGATTATTTAATACATGACAGCGCGAAGAATCCTGTACTTAGACTGCGAAACTATACTTTATTTGTCACAGGAATCAACTCTGGACTGCGAATGGGAGATATTCGAGATCTTAAAGTTAAGGATGTCACAGGCTGGCGGATTAAACATTTTGATGAAAAAACTGGAAAATTTACCGACAGGAAAATGAATTCCAGCTTAAAAAAAGCGATAAGAAACTATCTTGGTATAACGAAGCTAAAAAGCGAGGATTATCTATTTCCAGGAAGCTTTAAGCAAAACAGAAAGATGAGCGAGTCTCAAGCGTGGAGGATAGTTACCTCTGCAGCTAACTTCCTCGGAATACCAGAGATTGGCACACACTCCATGCGAAAAACTTTCGGCTTCCAAATCTTCACAACACAAGGAAACAAAACAGTAGGAGACATAATGAAACTACTTAATCATCAAAAAGAATCGACAACATTGGCATATATTGGAGTGACTCGCGACTCTGAAGATAAAACTGTAGACAAGCTCAATCTCTAAAATTTATCAAACAGATAGAAAAGTTTTTGCGATGACCTTGCATTTTTATTTTTTAGCCTTGAAAACCATTGATACCAAGCGTTTCCTAAAAATAAAAAAATGAAATAGAATTAGTAAAACCTTGCATAATTCGATACAAAAAAACGGAGAACTAGGAGTTTACAAGATGAATGCGATAGCAGAAAAGAAAATCACAGACTATCTGATTCAAAATAAGAAGTCGCTTGATGAAATCAATCAGCACATTTATGATGTTATAGCAATCAATCGACTAACCAATTCAGAAGTTGCAGCATTATTTACTGGCCTTATGCGTCAAGTATTATCGTCTGAACATAATACAAAACTATTGAGCAATCTTGGAATACAGATTGGGCAACTCAATCCTGAACTTACAACAAAGATTCAGCAGATTCTTACAGAGGAATGGCTTGCTAGTCAGGGATTGATCAAATGAATCTGATGACTCCTGAAATACTTGACAGGTTAGTCGAGCTAATCAGAACTGACAAAGTCAAAGAGTTCTATTGGACCAAGGAATGGCGAATCATTCGAAAGGTGCGTAGGCAGAGGGACAACAACGAATGCCAACGTTGTATGCGAGCAGGTCGGTACACACCAGCAGATATGGTGCATCACAAGAAGGAAGTGCGACAGCATCCAGAGTTAGCATTAGAACTAGACAACACAGAATGTTTGTGCAATCCATGCCACAACCGAGAGCACCCAGAAAAACTCAGCGGCTATCATCGTCGCAAATTCGACAATGTGGAGCAGTGGTAAGCCCCCGGGTCAAACCAAATGGCTTTTCCAAAGGGGAAACGTGCAACGGGAAGGGGTACCTCGGAAAAGATATCTAGCGAAATTTTATCAAGAACAAAAAACTCACATGAAAGGAGAAATATGGCTGGTTTTTTAGAATACCCAGAATTTGACTGGGAACGCCCTTTGGTTGCTCAGAAAAAATATGTTAAGTCTCGTGATGATTTACGAATCAAGCTGATTCGCATTTTGCAGGAGCGTAAAAAATATGAGGAGCCATTTAAAGATTTAGTTGAGCAGTATATTTCCCTGTGGGAGACATCTCAACTTTTAAGACAGGATATAAAGTTGAATGGCATACGTATTGATGGTAAGAAAAATGATTCCGTCTCTCTCCAAGTCAACGTCAATAAGCAGATGATGGTCATGCTTGAAAAATTAGGAATCGAAGCTAAGGAATTGAAGTCTGAGGATGGCGAAGACATTTAATTTTACCAGCGGAACTTCCCACATTGACGACTGGTTGAGAGATATTGTTACAGAGAAATATCCTGTCTGTAAGGAAATTAAGCAGATGGCGGATTTGGTAATTGCTGCCATTTCTGATTCGGAAATTTATGTTGATGTAAAAAAGGCTGATAGTGTTGTTGATTTTATCAACAAATATCGCCCATATAAGCTACAGCCTCCGCAACGATTTATTCATGCGGCAGTTAATGCTATCCGTTGGAAGAGCGATGACAGTTTGGTATTTCCCGAGCTGTTTTTATTATGTGCTCGTGGATTTGGTAAGAACAGTATTGCTTCAGATGAGGCTTTTTTTAAAACTAGCAACCGAAACGGTATTCGTGAGTACAATGTGGATATTGTTGCTAATAGTGAGGCTCAGGCTAAGACATCATTTGATGATGTTTACAATACGATTAAAGATCATGCTGTTCTGCAGAAGGCTTACAAGTTTTCCCAGACCTTAATTACTTTTATCAAATCTAGGTCTAAGATTAAGTACCATACCTCAAATGCACGGACAAAGGATGGTCTTCGTCCTGGTTTGGTTATCTTTGATGAGCTACATGAGTATTTGAATTACGACAACATCAATGTCTATATCAACGCTCTTGGTAAGGTTGCGGATGCTTCTGTGATGTATCTAACGACGGATGGTAAGGTTCGTGGTGCGGTACTGGATGATTACAAGCAGACTGCTAGGGATATTCTTTCAACTTGCGACTATCGTGCTGGGATGTTGCCGATTTTGGCTAAGATTGATGCGTTTGAGGAGTGGGAAGATGAGCTTGCTTGGATAAAGGCCAATCCGATGTTGCCATACTTGCCAACATTGCTGAAAGAGTACAGGAAAGCCTACAAGCGTGCTTTACGTAGCAAGGAGTTATTCCTAGACTTTATTACTAAGCGATGTAATTTCCCTTTGGAAGACACGACGCATGCTGTTGCTGAGTGGGATGATATTGTGGCAGCAAGCAGACCGTTACCAGATGATTTGGAGGGAATGGAGTGTGTAGGTGGTATCGACTATGCGGATGTACGTGACTTTATCGGTGTAGGTCTCTTGTTTAGAAGAGGGAAGATGCGGTATTGGCTACATCATACTTTTATTGTCTCAGAGGCTTTGAAAATCCAAGATTTTAAGATGGATTTTACGATTCCGCAACACGAGGGGTTGGTTACGATAGTACCTGGTAAGGTAATGGATCCTAAATATGTGGCTGATTGGTTTGTGAAGATGGCTGAGAAATACAAGATTGTCAATATAGCGATGGATGATTTCCGAAAGGCACCGGTCAAAGAGGCTTTTGAGAATGCTGGCTTGCCGATAGAAGTTGTTCGAAGTGGTTCTGTTACTCATTCTAGGCTTGCCCCTACGGTTGATATGATGTTTGCGAATCATGAGATTGCATTTGGAGAAGACCGCATGATGCGGTGGTACACAAATAATGTATACGTTGATGTTGATGGTAAAGGGAATAAAACTTACAAGAAGATTGATCCAGAGAGGAGGAAGACAGATGGTTTTTCAGCTATGATTCATGCGATGTCAATTGAGGAACAGTTGGAGAAGAAGACTGTTAAAATCAATCGTAGATTGCGCAGTTTTACACGATAGGAGGTTTATATGTCTAAGCGAATTAAGAAAAAATATCGTCCATTTGTTTTGATTGGGAAGACGCTTGATTATCTCAATGGGAAAGTGGAGCGGTTGTTTGAACGTCAATTTCGTACTGATGAGCGTTTTGAAGAGTTGGAGAAGCGTTGTTGCAAGAATGCTGAAAGCACTAACGCTGAGTTTTCGGCTCATTTGAAACGGATTGAGAAGTTAGAAAAAGAAGTCGAACGTTTGAAGCGTCCCTGGTACAAGCGTAAGTAAGTTACTGTTTAGAAAAGGAGGTGGTCCAGTTGGGGTGGTTAAATAATTTCTTTGGTTTTTTCGCCCGCGATGGTACTGTTAAGAAGGTTAGTCGTAAGGAGTTGGAAGCAGCGGTTCGTCGGTCTGGTCAGCGGGTTCAGTTTATGGAATTTGCTCTGCAGATGTGTATTGACAAGATCGCCAATGCTTTGTCTTTGGCCAACTATGAGACTTACAACAAAGGTAAAATTCAGAAGGGGGATATTTGGTATCGGTTTAATTATGAGCCAAACCAAAATCAGACCCAGAATGAATTTCTTGCTACTTTGATAAGTCAGATGGTCAAGAACTCAGATGGTGCTTTGGTTTTGATGCACAATGGTGAGTTCATTCTTGCAGAGAGCTTTGAAATTGACAAAAAAGCCTTTCGTCCAAATGTTTACAAGCACATCACGGTTGCTGGTGGACTGCAGTTGAATGCGGTCTATCAGGAAGAGGATGTTTTGCACTTTACCATGAATGATTCTAAGGTAAGAGGTTACTTGGATGACCTGTACTCGGAATATGGGAAGTTGATTGGTGGAGCAATCCGAAACTACAATAGGGGAAATGCTCTGAAACTGGGTCTGAGTATTGGTACCTTATTTGACCAGAAATACGGAAAGGCTGTTGTTGAGGTAGATGATGAAGGTAACGAGACAACGGAATATGATCTTATCATGGATGAGATGTATGAGAAGCGGTTTGCTGCTGTACTTTCTGATGAAGACTCAATCACTCCTCTAGAAGAAGGACTGGAAATATCTAGTCTCGTTCAGACAAGTGCCAATACTAAGAGTGGTGCGGTAACTACTCGTGATATTTCCGATGTCATTATGGATGTTGTCCACTATGCTGCTGACGCTTTCTCGATTCCTCGTGGAATCATGAAAGGTGATGTGGCAGACGCAGAGGCGATTCGTGATAACTTTGTCAATTTTGGTGTGCGTCCGTGGGCTGATGCGATTGAAACAGAAATCAATCGCAAGCTGTACGGTAAGAAACATCTGGCTGTTAGCTCAAAATTTAAGATACAAACGAACACAATCCTAGTTTACAGCGCAGAGAAATTTGCGTCGGCTGGGGAAGCATTATTCCGAATCGGTGCTCTCAGTACAAACGAATTGAGAGATAAACTGGGGGAAGAGCCGATTGATGAGCCGTGGGCTGATCAATACTTTGTATCTCTAAACTATGCTAGGGCTGATGGCTCTGGTGATAATCAAAAGAAAGGAGAAAAGGAAACTAGTGACAAAACAAATTCCGTTTAAATTTGAGGCTTCTGTCTCAAATGATGATAAGGCTGTATTATACCTACACGGTACTGTTGGTGGCTACTGGGAAGGGATTAACTTCAAGGATGTTCGCAATGCTTTGGCAGGTTTCAAAGGAAATGAAATTGAAGTACATATCAATTCTTACGGTGGTGATATGTTTGAGGGGATTGCAATCAAGAATTTCTTTAGTCAGCGTGATGAGACTGTCACGGTGATTATTGATGGTTTGGCTGCAAGTGCCGCATCTATCATTGCTATGGGTGCTGATAAGATTTTGATGCCAAAAGATACGCAGTTGATGATTCACAATCCGTGGACATTCGCATATGGTAATGCCAAGGAATTGCGTAAGGTAGCTGATGATTTGGACAAGGCCCAAGTATCTGTTGAAGAGACCTACCTTAAGCGTTTTAAGGGCGACAGAGAGGAGTTGAAAGCTCTTCTTGATGAGGAGACTTTCCTCACGGCTGATGAGGCAGTTACCTTGGGGCTTGCTGATGGTATTTATGGCGAAGATGAACCAGAAGAAGTGTCTAATGACGCTGAAACTAATGTCCTAGATAGCCTTATGGCTAAGTATGGGACTGATGAACATGAGGATAAGGGAAAGCGAAATATTGAACGCTTTGCCTTTTTATTTACACAAAATAAAGGAGAATAACAACTATGCCATTAATTAATAATGATTTGAAAACAAACTTTGCTGAAGCTCGTGAACAATTGTTTGCTGCTTTGCGAACAGATAACGAACAGGAGCAGAAACAAGCCTTTGAAAACTTTGTTACAGGTTTGGAGGCTAATGTGTCTGAACAAGTTAAGGCTGCTGCTGCGGAGTTCCAAGAAGGAGTGCAAGATGAAGCTATTCTTGCAGAACGTGGGCTTCGTCGAAAACTGACATCTGCTGAACGTAAATTTTTCAGCGAAGCAGTTCAGAAACAAAAAATCACTGGTCTAGATCAGACATTCCCGGAAACAATTATTGAGGACATTTATCGTAATCTTCAGCAAGAACATCCGATGTTGTCCTTAATTGACATGCAGGTGGGAGATGTAAAAACTGCATTTATCTACGGTGATTCTACTAAGAAACGTGCTTTCTGGGGAGCCATCCCAGCCGACATCCAACAGATCCTATTGGATTCATTCAAGCGTTTGGACATTTCTCAATCACAACTGTCTGGTTATATTGCTGTTCCAAAAGGGTACTACAAACTCGGACCATCATGGTTGGCAAGTTATGTTGTTACATTCTTGCAAGAAGTAATGACTGCTGCTATCGAAGAAGGGATTATGAATGGTACTGGTAAGGAAGAACCTCTAGGTATGATGCGTAAATTGTCTGGAGATTCAGGTGGTGTATATCCTGAGAAAGAACCAATTGTACTTTCTGATTTGACACCTAAAACACTAGCAGGAATCCGAGCTGCACTTGCTAAGGCTAAGATGGACAACGGGCAAGTGGCCATGTTTGTAAATCCGATGAGTTATTGGGCAAAGGTTTTCCCAAAACTGGCCTTTCGTACAGACGCAGGCGTTTGGGTGACAACTCAGTTGCCTACAGGTGAAACGATTATTCCAACGCATTCCGTCCCTGAGAACAAGCTTGTTTTTGGGGTACCATATAACTACTTGATGGTTGTAGCAGGAAATATCGAAATCCATGAATATCGTGAAACGTTGGCACTTCAAAACCTTGATTTGCACATTGCTCAATTCTTTGGTAAAGGGATTGCCAAGAACGAAAATGCTTTCTTTGTGGCAGATATTTCTAGCGTTGAAGGTGCGACAATCCCAGATTTGGAAGGTCCAGCTGCTATCGTCAAAGAAGATACTATTAATCCTAAGGTGTCTATTTAGTGAAAGGGGAATAAAACATGGAATTGATTAAGGTTGAAGTAACGGAAGAATTTTTCGATAAGGTTGCTAAGCTTGACCGTGCTGTTGGGGATGTCTTCGAGGTGGATGCTGAACGCCTCGAAGTTCTCTTGGGAGAAAATAGAGAAAAGCGTGCATTTGTTAAGGTGTTGGAAGAAAGTGAGGTCGAAACAGACTATAGCAAGTTGAAGACGGAGGACATCAAGGCTTTATTGACCGAAAAGGGCATTGAATTTGATAAGTCTGCTAAAAAATCAGACTTGATTGCTTTGTTGACTGCAGAGTAGCAGGAGGTGTTTAGGTGAGTGAAGATTTGAGTAGTGTGCTTCTTGGACCAATAAAGTTGCACTTGCGTGTGACGTGGGAAAGTCAAAATAGCGAGATTAAGGAATACATCGAAGAAGGGATAGCTTATATCGATGGTATCTGTGGCGAGTCAGACTACTCTGTATCTGGCTTGCCTAGGATACTGCTGAAAGCCTACTGTCGTAGGGCTTGGTCTGGGAATACTTCCATGTTCGAGGAAGATTACAGAAGACAGTTATTGCGTCTCCAACATGAAAATGGTGTGAGGCGATTGAGGAGGAAGGATAATGAGTAAACAAGGTGATTATCAACCACTCAATGATGGACTGCTTGAATATGGAGATTTGACCACCAAACGTGACAAGGATACGGCTAAGAAAATCGGTGAAGAGTTGACGACTAGGGGGAGATTGTACTTTGGTTACAAGTCCATTGTAGCCAAGTATGATAGCTACCTGGTGTCAAATCTATCTGCGGTAGATATCAAGATCCAATGTTACTATGTGCAGGACTTCCAAAAGTCGCATAAGGTTCGGATAAAGGATGAACTTTTCGCTGTTGAGTCGGTGGATGTTGATAATAAACAGGAGTATATGTATCTATTTCTGAGAAAGGTAGGGTACTGGGATGGCGGAAATTATATCCAAACCTCTGGATCTAAGTAGGATTGTTGAGGTGATTCGTGGGACTGGTTTTCCTTGCTTTGGGTTAGATATGGGAAGGGACGAGGTTGCAGACAACCCGTCTTTCTTTCTGTACTCTGATGATGGTGGATTGACACCTGGTACACATGCTAATCAATATAAGCGGGCTTTCACGGTCATGTTTGTTACTCGTGAGAGTGCTAGTTTTGATGATGTGAGTCTGATTGAGCGATTGAAAGACTGTCGGTTGATTTTTGATAGTTCTGAGATTGACAAGGGGAACTTGGTCAATACAGATAAGCAGGTAACGGCTACGACGCTTAATTTTCACCAATTGATTCGAATAGAGAGGTAGTTTTATGGCAAATAAAGCTACTCTTGATTTCTCTGGTTCTACCAAACTGGCTGAGGCTATGGCGAAGATTCCGAGTAAGTCGGAGGAGGTTGTCAATCGTGTCTTGCTTGTTCGGGGAACCAAGGAAGTGATGCAGTCTATTATCGGTTTTATGCCAGTCAGTAAACGAGAGAAGAGGCACGCTAAGTACTCCAACCCACTCAAAGAGCGGATGTTTAATCTGGGCTTTGATATTGTAGCTAAGGGTGGTGCTGCTAAGAATAAGGGGTCATTTGGGTACCTGGTCTTTCCCAACGAGGGAAGAGGAACTCATAATCCGATTGCACAAGCGTTCTTTGAGCGTGGTTTGGCATCTCGAGAAGAAATTATCTTGGACTATGTAATTGATGAACTGGTCCGAGTACAGCAAGAATTATTAACGACATAAGGAGAAAGAAATGTCAAAAGTGTTTGATGTATTACAAGATTTTGAACAATTTGAAATTACCAATGGGCAGTTTCGTCCCTTGGTAAGTGGTCAGCTAGGTGCAGCTGAGCGATTGGGCTGTACAGGCTCTATCTCGGTAGAATCAGAAAGTAAGGTCATTACTAAGAAATGCGAAGGGAATGTTACCAAGGAAGTCCCAGTTATTCAAAAATTGAACGGAACTGTCTCAATGCACATGCCTGTAGCTATTTTACGCAAGGTATTTGGCTTGACCAATGATAAGTTGAAGACAGGTGTCTATGGTCTTACGAGTAAGCCGAAGGTATCTTCTGGCGCTCTGACATGGGACATGTACGATTTGGGGCGCGAGAACCATAAACTGATTGCTTTTCCTAATATTTCTTGGACTAGTCCTTTCAAGATTAATGTGACAAACGGCGAGGAAGAGATTGCGGAAATTGAAACAACCTTCTCTGCTTTTGCGGACGAGAATGGCTTTTTCTACTATGAAGCTATTGAAGGCGATGGTGCTACTTCTGATGTGGTAAGTGGTTGGAACAAGACCTTCACACCAACATTAGTCAAGAAAGCAGAGCTTTAGGAGGGATAAGTAATGTCTGAAAAAATTACTGAATTGAAATTGTTGAATGGGGAGTCTGTCAAGATTCAGACTCCTATTAGTTTGTATGACTGGAAGAAGGCGAAAAAAGAGGGGCTGCTTACTCAAAATGCATTTGCTTCCGCAATGAAAAATGGTGGAGGAAATCCAAATATCAATGACAAAGATTTGGAGAATGCTCCATTTGTTGCCTATCGTGCAGCTGGCGGATCTATGTCAAAGGATGAATTTGAGAAAGCTGTGGTCTTCGATTTACAAATTGCTGGACGTATTTATCAGCAAATTGTGCAGGGGAACGGTCAGCCAAAAAAGGAGAAATCCAACTAGCGTTTGAAAAGAAGACGAAAAAAGGAAAGAGTAATGGTCGTGCTCCTCGTATCAACTGGGAAAAGGTTGAGGTGGATGAGGTTATCGGCTATTACTCTTTTGTCTTTGGGATTGATATGCAGTTGGTGTTAGGGATGTCTATCCAGGAAGCTGAGGAGATGGCAAGTCTGAAAGTGGCAATCGAGGCTTGGAAGCATAGTGAGTAGAAAGGAGGTCAAATGGCAAAGCAAAGTGAAGTAAAGGTAACTTATAAAGTCTTAAATTCTGAATTTAACAAGGGAATATCAGAAATGAATTCTAAGATAACGTCGTTGAATAAAGAATTTAGATTGCAACAGGAACAAATGCGTCTGACTGGTAGCGAGACTGATAAGCTAGAGTCAAAGCTGAATAAATTGACCTCTGAATACTCAATTGCCCAAGAGAAGACTAGGTTAGTTGAGCAAGGATTAAAAGAAGTCACGAAGGTTACTGGCGAAAACTCTAAGGAAACTCAGACGTGGACCAATAAGCTACTGGATGCTAAGCGTAACGAAGAGTATCTGAAGAATGCCATTGAACAGACCAGACAAGCCTTGGACAAGGAACGTGAGGCTGTCAATCAGTCTGCTCGTGCTTCTCAGGAACGCAAAGAAAAACTATCTGCGCTGAAAACTGAACAAGATAGATTGGCGGACTCTGCAGATAAAATCAAAGCCAAATACGATTTAGAGCGGTCAGCTCTTGGGAACAATGCCAAGGAGTCTGATTTACTTAAAATCAAGAAAAAAGAACTTGCTGAACAGATGAAAAATACTGGCCAGCAGGTTGAAAATTTGGAGAGGCAGTTAGAGATTGCCAAAGCTGAGTACGGTGAGAATAGTCGTGAAGTGGACAAGCTAGAAAAAGAACTGCTTGAATCAAAGAAGGCTTTTCAAGATTATGCCAACGAGGCTAAGAAAGCTGATGACTCTCTTGGTCGATTCGCTGATAAAGCAAAGAGTTTAGGTAGTAAATTAACCTCTGTTGGTCAAGGATTGACAATGGGGCTGACTGTTCCGATTGTAGCTGGTGCAGGTGTTGCCGTCAAGGCGGCAAGTGATTTTGAATCAGCCTTTGCTGGTGTCATGAAGACCAATGATGAGGTTGTGGATGCGAATGGTAAGGTTATTATCAGTTATGATGACTTACGTATTGGTATCCGTAATATGGCAAAAGAAATCCCTGCTAGCACTACGGAAATCTCAGCGGTCGCAGAGGCAGCAGGACAGTTGGGAATTAAGACGGAGAATGTCTTAGACTTTACCCGTGTCATGATTGATATGGGTCAATCTACTAACTTGTCAGCCGAAGAGGCAGCTAACTCTATGGCTCGCTTGGCAAATATTACGCAGATGCCTCAGGATAAATTTGATGAATTAGGCTCAACGATTGTTTCTCTAGGTAACAGCTTTGCGACTACTGAATCAGAGATTTTAGAGATGGGCTTGCGTCTGGCTGGTACAGGTAATCTTGTAGGTCTGACTGAAGCTCAAATCATGGGTCTAGCTGCCGCTATGTCATCTGTTGGTATCAATGCTGAGGCTGGTGGTTCTGCAATGAGTCGTATCATGCAAAAGGTCAATACAGCCGTTCTTGAAGGCGGAGAAGCTTTGACTAGTTTTGCGGACGTAGCAGGACAGAGTGCAGAAGAATTTGCCGTCATGTGGCAAGAAAGACCACAGGATGCTATTGTAACACTGATAAAAGGCTTGGGAAGAATCAAGGACGAAGGAGGAAATGTCACAGGTACTTTGAAAGACCTTGGGCTTGAATCCGTTAACGAAATTGATGCAATGCAGCGTTTAGCAGGTGCAGGCGAACTACTAGAAACTGCATTTAGAAAATCTGGTGAAGCGTGGGCGGAAAATACTGCCTTGTCGGAAGAAGCTCAGAAGCGATATGAAACGTTCCAAAGTAAACTAGCAATCGTCAAGAATAGACTAGCGGATATTGCGGTTGAGTTTGGCGGTCCATTGATGGACGCTGCCGCAGATGTGCTGAATGCATTAGAGCCCGTTTTTGATTTTTTAGGAAATCTTGCCAAAGGGTTTGCTGATTTGCCAAAACCAATGCAGCAAGTCATTGTGGTCATTGGTAGCATCATTGCTGCACTAGGACCGTTATTGATTTTTATCGGACAGATAGCAACTGGAATAGGCTCTATTGCTGGTCTATTCGCACAAGGTGGAGCACTTGCAGGTGTTATACCTTGGATAACAGGGACTTTGTTACCTGCATTGGGAGGCATAGTTTCCGCGATTGTATCTTGGCCTGTATTGATCGGCGCCGCATTAGTAGCTTTAGTGGCAGTTGTCGTCATGCATTGGGATGAGATTGTCGCATGGGTTGGACAAGCTTGGGAAAAGATTAAAGAATTTTTCGCCCCAATCGGAGAATGGTTCGCGGAGAAGTGGGCAAGTGTAAAAGAAGCCACAGTCCAGTTGTGGACAGAGTTAACTACATGGTTATCGGAAACGTGGACATCTTTTATGGAAGGCGCCAAAGTACTATGGGATGGATTAGTTAACATCTTTACATTTGCGTGGCTGTTGGTAAAAGAGGCTTTTAACATCGCATGGCTTGCTATTGAAACACCTCTACGATTGGCATGGGAGATATTCTGGGCATTTACTCAGGAATTTTGGACAGGGCTTGCTACATGGTTTTCTCAACTATGGGACACCATCAAAACTGCTGTTTCAAATGTTTGGGATGCTATTAGTAGCTATCTTACTGGTGTCTGGACCGCTATTTCAAGCAAGGTCACAGAAGTTTGGTCTGCTATCAAAAAATGGATGGAAGACACTTGGACCGCAGTTTCTAGTAAAGTCATCGAAATTTGGACTCAAATTTCAGGATACCTAACTGGTGTATGGACTGCTATTTCTGGTAAAGTTACCGAAATTTGGAATAGTATTAGGTCTAAAATCTCAGAAGCTTGGACTGCTGTATCAAGTACGACTGCTCAAATTTGGAGCAATATAAGCTCTCAAATTTCTAGTATTTGGAATGGTATCAAAGCAAACATTACCCAAGTCGTCGATAATGTACGTAATTCGATTGCCAACGGATTTAATGCTGCTAAGAATAGTGCTGTAAATATTTTCAACGGCATACGAGACGCTATTAGTCGTGCCATTAATGGGGCAAAGGATGCTGTCGGAAATGCTATTAGTACCATGAAGAGTTTCTTCAACTTTTCTTGGAGTTTGCCTAAAATCAAGCTTCCACACCTAAGTGTTAGCGGTAGTTTTAGTCTTGCTCCGCCTAGGGTGCCTCACTTCAGCATTGAATGGTACAAATCTGGTGGTATTATGACTGATCCTGTTGCGTTTGGTCGAAACGGAAACAATCTAATGGTTGGAGGAGAAGCTGGACCAGAGGCTATTTTACCGTTAACTGATAAAGTGCTAGGTAAAATTGGTCAAGCCCAAGCGAAGGCAAGTGGCATGGTGGGCAATACTGTTCATGTTACTAACTATGTGACCATGAATGCTACTGTTGATAGTGATTACGGTACAGACCACTTTTTTGATAAGGTGGATAAGTGGATTGCTGACAAGAGCGATATCCGTAATTTCTCTACAGGAGGTGTTGCTTAAGAAGGAAGTGCTGAGAGGATGAATCTGAGCACTTCTAATTTTTTTGAAAGGAGACTTATGCTTAAAACGTTATTAGACGGCTCATTTCCAGACAGTCTGAGGTGTTGTTTAGCGGCAAGACCTGTGATTCCTAGCCCAGAAATGGAGTATGAAGATATTGTTATTCCAGGTAGGGATGGTTCGTTGACAAGGGAGCTAGGGTATAAGAATATTTCGATTGAATGTGAATACAATATGCTGGAAGAGGTCAATATCAAGAGTCTCGTAAGGACTGTCAAGGGGTTCTTTGCTGGGAAAAAGACTTTGCGTTTTTCGGATGATGATGTGTATTACAAAATCAAAAAAATCCAGTTTTCAGACATCGAGAACGAGGTGGCAGAGTATGGTCGGTTCACAGTTACGTTTGAGTGTGATCCGTTTCAATATGCCTTGAATAGTAGTGTTTCATTGGTAAATGGTCAATCTTTTAAAAACATGGGGACTTATCGTTCCAAGCCTTATCTGAAGGTATTTGGTTCTGGTACGTTGACAGTGAATGGCAAGTCCATTATTTTGCGTGATGTTGGTGACTACATTGAACTTGATAGCGATTTACAGAATGCTTATAGAGGGAATGTAGACATGAATCGAAATATGGTTGGAGAATTTCCCGAATTTGCGCCTGGTACCAATAGGGTGTCCTGGTCAGGAAATATCACTAAGGTTATTTGTGAAGGGAGGTGGCGGTATATATGATTTGTTTGTATGCGGCTGATGAAAGTCTTTTTGAACATAATGGATTAGGGATATTAGATAATGACTTGAAAAAGTGTCATGTTGAAGAGTTGATAAACAATCTGTATACTTTGACAGCTCAATATCCACTTTGGGCAAAATTTGGCAAGTTGATTCGCAATGGGATGATTATCAAGGCTCCCACTCCAAATGGTGACCAGTTGTTTCGTATTTATCAGTCCAAGCCGTCAATGGGAATGCTAGAAATACATGCTTTTCATATTTTCTATGACTTAGCTTTCAACTTTGTAGAGGATACCAATATTGTATCTAAGAGTGGTCAAGCATGGCTGCAACAATTGTCTCAGAATACACAGTACCGTCATCCTTTTACTTTCTTTAGTGATATTTCCACTGTGGCAGGATCTAGGGTAGTTCGTAAGAACTGTGTAGAGATTTTGCTGAATACGTCGTTGGATAATTCCTTTGTCAATCGGTTTGGCGGTGAGATTCTTCGTGATAATTTTAAGGTCTATTTTAATCGAGCAATTGGAGAAAATAGAGGTTTTAAAATCCGTCACAAGAAGAACCTCAAAGGCTATACTGCTAACATTGATGACAAAACGGTCATCACTCGTATTATGCCCATTGGTTTTGATGGACTTTTGTTGCCAGAAAAATATGTTGATAGTCCTCGGATTCGTGACTATCCTTTTCCAAGAATTGGTAAAGTTGAGGTTGATGTAAAGGCAGCAGTTGGTGAAAATGCAGATGCAAAAGATGCTGTTCCTTTGAATGAAGCCTATACCAAAATGCGTGCCTTAATCAAAGAGCAATTTGGCGTTATTGATGTCCCTACCTGTTCCTATGAGGTTGACTTTGTTGAATTGTCAAAAACTAAGGAATATGCTGATTTCCAAAACCTTGAAACTGTTCGAATCGGCGATACGGTAACGGTCAGTCATGATGAGGATGGGTTCTATGTAGAAGCTAAGGTAATTCGTTATGAGTATGACAGTTTGGCAGGTAGCTTGTTGAGGATTGAGGCTGGACAGTTTGAGTCTAGAAGTAGTAACAACTCTATCAATCAACAGAGAAGCATCGAGCAACAACTCGAAGACGTAAAGATAGAAACTAGCAACATGGTGCAGGTCGCTGCAAACGGAAAGAACACGATTTATCGTGGAATTGACAGACCGGCAAATGCTAATGTCGGTGATTTGTGGTATGAACCTCTTGAAAATTCTGTCGTATTGAAGCAATGGTCCGGTGTGGATTGGGAATTGATTCCAATCAGTGACCAAAATTTAGGGAACGTCAATGTTAATAATCTGAGTGGTAATCATATCGATGTTCGGCGTTTTCGTATTTCCTCTGGGGATAGGGATATTTTGTATGTTAATGAAGTTGGCGAAGTCATATTAAACGCTAAGCGGGTTCAGATTGATTTTACGGACGTTGCTACTAAAGATGATTTGAAGAAAATTGAATTGACTCCTGGACCAAAAGGCGAAAAAGGAGACCCTGGGCAAAGAGGGGCTGATGGACTTCCAGGTCGTGACGGAGTTGGGATTCGTTCAACGACCGTCACTTATGCTAGTTCAACCAATGGGACCACGGCACCGACGACTGGTTGGACTGAGGCAGTCCCGACCGTTGCCCCTGGCAATTATCTTTGGACCAAGACGGTATGGACTTATACAGACGGCAACACGGAGACTGGCTACAATGTCTCTCGTATTGGTCGTGATGGTAATACTGGTCGAGATGGTATCGCAGGTAAGGACGGAGTAGGTATTCGTTCAACGACGATTACTTACGGAAAATCGACATCTGGCACAATTCAGCCAACGTCATGGACATCTCAGGTACCAAGCGTCCCCAATGGTCAATTTCTGTGGACAAAAACAGTTTGGGCATATACGGATAATACTTCAGAAACTGGTTACTCAGTGGCTAAGATGGGGGAGACAGGTGCGACAGGCGCAAAGGGTGATCGAGGAGATACGGGTCCGCAAGGCCCACAAGGTCCAGCTGGTCCGAAGGGAGAACCAGGTCTTCAAGGGTTACAAGGCCCGAAAGGGGACCAAGGTATTCCAGGCTCAAAAGGTGCTGATGGTAGAACCCAGTACACCCATATTGCTTATGCCGATAATGCAACTGGTGGAGGATTTAGTCAATCTGACAAATCAAAAGCCTATATCGGGATGTATCAAGACTTTACGGCTACTGATAGCACTAATCCTGCATCATATCGCTGGACCAAGTGGAAAGGAGATAAAGGAGACACGGGAGCCCAGGGCATACCTGGCCCAAAAGGTGCTGACGGTCGCACACCTTATATCCATTTTGCATACTCAGACAACGCAGACGGTACAGGCCTGACCACGCCTGATAATGGTCAGAGGTACATTGGACACTATTCGGACTATACCCAAGCTGATAGTACGGATAAGACAAAATATAAATGGGCTGACCGGTGGGCAAAGATTGAGGTAGGTGGAGAGAACCTCATTGATAGAACTAGCGAACCGTTTGTGATGGGATATGGAATCACAAATACTACATGGAATCCAGAAACTAAAAGGACTCGATTAACGTTTAGCTCTTCTGTGAATAGAGCAGTTGCATCCGAAATCCTGCCTCAAGGTAATATCTTCTATGAAAGTCAAAACCTTATCCTTAAAAAAGGAGGAAAATATACTCAAGCAATTAGGATAAGTACAGATGCTCCGGTATTATCGCTAAATGCTGCTATGATTACCTGGTTTCACAAGATAGTCTCAACTGGAACTATATCTCACTATAGCAAGCCTGCTACTATTATCAATACAGGTCCGAATGAATATATAATTTACTCCTCAATAATTTGGGACAAAGAGAACGCAATAATCCGTCCTTTTGATATTCAAAATCTACATTTAGCCTTAGATTTTAGGAATCAAGGGACTTATATCGAGTTCTATCAACCAAAACTTGAAAATGGGACAATATTTACCGCTTATTCCATTTCCAAGAATGACAGGGATGCACAAATTGACGCCAAAGCGGACCAAGCATTGACCCAAGAGCAACTCAATGCTCTCAATGAAAAGAATGGCCTTATGCAAGCAGAGTTAGAAGCTAAGGCTAGTCTTGCAACAGTTACACAGTGGTTTGATGCTTACCAAAACTTTGTCAAAGCTAATGAAGCTGACAAAGCTCAAGCTGAACAGGATCTGGTTGTTGCAACTCAGAGAATACTCGCTGTTGAGAATAATCTTTCCAATATGTCTGAACGTTGGAACTTCATTGATACGTACATGAGTGTTCAAAATGAGGGTTTAGTTGTTGGTAAAAATGATGGAAGCTCGTCAGCTATATTTTCCGATGATAGAATATCATTCATTTCTGCAGGTAAAGAAGTGGCTTATTTCTCTGCAGGAGCTTTGCAGGTTGACAATGGAGTGTTCACTACGACTATTCAAATTGGTCGATTTAGAGAAGAACAGTACCATAACAATCCAGACATCAATGTTAAACGATACGTAGGAGGATAGGATGGCTAGATATTCCAACACAAGCAACAGCTTACATTTGAATGTGTATATTGACCAAGCTAAGCAGAGCATTCCGTCTAATAGTTCAACGGTTAACTGGCGTGTAACGGTCTCTAGAACTGGCAATTACTACACATATAACCAATCAGGCGACTCAACACTTGTTGTAACAATAGATGGAGTGCAAGTTCATTCTTCGAATCCGCGCTGGGCTACAAGTGGAGAAGAAGTACAGTTAGCCAGTGGCAGTCGTACAATTAGTCACAATGCCGATGGCTCGAAAAAGGTTTCTATTTCAGCTGATTTCAATCCAAATAACGGCATACACGGGAGAATAATCACTAGCGGAAGTTTGGGACTGACAACAATCCCACGTTCCAGCTCTGTAAGCGTCAGTTCTGGTGTTATTGGTAGTGCACTTACTATCAACATCAACCGTCAAAGCTCCAGTTTTAAACATACTGTTAGATATGCGTGGGGCAATAAACAAGGAACAATCGCAAGCAATGTAGATACGTCTACAACTTGGACTATTCCTCTTGATTTTGCTAACGACATCCCAAATTCAACAAGTGGGACTGGTACTATCTACGTTGATACCTACTCAGGTTCGACGAAAACAGGTACGCAGTCAACTACCTTCACAGCAAGCGTTCCAGATAGTATCAAGCCTAGTTTGACTGGTTTCACACTGATAGACGGAAATACTGCCGCTAGGACGCTGATTCCAGGAGAACAACAGTTTGTACAAATCGTTTCGAATATCGCTGTACATTTCGGACAAGCTACAGGGGCATACGGTTCAACTATTAGTGGCTACTACGCAGAAGTTGTCGACAGGAACCAATCTACCAGTCAAAATGGTGGTAGCTTAGGGATCATGAACTATCATGGTCAGGTTACTATACGAGCAAGGGTGACAGACAGTCGTGGTCGAACGAGTAACACGATAGAACGAACTGTGACAGTATTGGAATATTTTGCACCAGCTTTCAACTTTAGCGTGGAACGTTCAGGGGCAACCTCAAGCACATTCTCTATTCTCAGAAACGCTCGTATAGCTCCGTTGACGGTAGGCGGTAGCCAACGGAACACAATGACTTTAACTTTTCGTATAGCTCCAGCTGATAGCAATAATTACACGACAGACAATGGTCCAGCATCTGGTACTTTTACGACCTTGTCGAGTCTAACAAATTCACTGGCTAATCTATCAGGTACTTATTCTTCGGATAAGTCGTGGGATGTCATAGGAATACTTGAAGACAAGTTCACTCGCTCGGAGTTTAAAATCAAAGTTTCGACCGAAGCGGTAGTATTCAGCTATGAGAAGGGCAACCGCTTTGCGGTCGGTAAAATCGTAGATACTAACCTACCCAAGGGGTCTATAGAGTCAACTGGTGGATATTACTTGAATGGTAAGCAAATTCAGCAACATCAATTGACAAATACTGAGGGTAACACTATTTACGCTTACAATACTGATGTCAATACTCATGTTAATAATGGCATACGCTGGATTAACCCTAACTGTGCAAACAGTCCATTTCCGTCACAATATGGCTGGATTGAAACATGCAGAGCTACTACAGATATATTTCAGATTGCAAAATCTTGGTATGGCGGGTGGAAGGTGTATAGGCGGCATGCTATCGGTTACAAGTCCTCAAATGGTTCTGCCACATGGTATCCTTGGGTCGAGATAACTCCCCAAACCAACCACCCAATGCTACAAGAGAAACCACTAAAGACATTGACGATGGGATTTCCTTATAGCATGAAAGCCAATCTTGTCCGAAAGGGAGATGTAGTAACAATCAGTCTAATTCGGAATATATATTCCGTGGATTCTTTCGAACATGCAGTCATGCAGGAAAAGATACCAGCTGGATATAGACCTGTTGTCGATGTCCATATGACCGTAAATACAAATGTATCTCAGTTCACAAAAAGTCCAAATATCTTGCATTTCGCACCAGACGGAACCATTAGGATGACGAGCAATACGGTCGGTGGACATGTAATGACTGGCACGATTACATACATCACTAATGACCCATATCCAAGTTAGAAAGGAATAGCTATGAGGTTAAAATTTGGAAACAAATCGTTGGAATATACGCAAGGGGAACATCCGAAAACTAGAGTATTACTTATCAATGATGAGGGAGCTATGTATCCCATCTATTTTGATAAGGAAGCTATTGATAAGTCGGATGCAGAACTGTTTGAGTTAGCACTCGAAAAAATCTATCAGGACAATTTCCCGAACAGAGCAGAAGATGAGAAATTCAATGAAATTGGCAAGCGTCTTGCCAAGATTGATGATATTACCGAAGAAGCTACAAAGAATCTTGAAAAGGTTAAGGAGCAAGTCACGATGTCTGCGTCATCTCGTGCCGCATTCTTGCAGGTCGTTATGACATTGTATGGGAAGGGGTTGCTTACAGATGAAGATTTATTGCAAACTGGTCTATTTGATGATGAAGCTGTCGAAGAGACCTTGGAACTTATTTAAAAATAAAGAATGGAGAACAGATATGATGATTAAACTTTACGCAATCGAAATTTTCGAAGGACGTATCAAATATAAAGATTTGCCTTTTTCGGACATTATCAAGAATAAAATTAAGGCTTATCTTACAAAGATGGTTGAAGATGAGGAAGTCTTGGCTGAACTGATTAGCGAGGGATAGCCTATGCATATCAAACCAGAACATGTATATGCGTTGGTTGGATTTGTGTCTACAGTCGTTGGATTGTGGACCAATTTCTCAGCTAAAATTACAAAGCAAGAGAATCGTATTACAGTATTAGAGAAGGATATTGAAAATCTCAAAGAATTCAAGGAAAGCGCTAATCGTCGACTAGATAGTCATGATGAGCAAAACAAGGCAATCTTGGTCCTTGCGGAGCAGGTCAAAAGCATGGGAGAAGATATTCGGGAGCTAAAACGCGTCATTATGAAAGAGGGGTAACATTTATGAAAATTAATTGGGGCGTACGTTTACGCAATAAAACTTTTTGGTGGACACTAGTACCGTTATTGGTACTTTTGTCTCAACAACTGGGCTTTAATTGGGTCCCTGAAAATTGGGAATCAACCTTTGCGACGATTATGTCTATCTTGACTGTTGTGGGTATCATCAATGACCCAACGACTGCGGGAGTATCAGATAGCAAGCAGGCTCTTGACTATTACGAGCCAAAGGCAGACAAACGATGAGGATATTAAAGACAACATTTTGTGTGTTGGCGCTGATTATTTTGGCGCCAATTGCATTTCTGCTTGTACCAATTTTGGAGGTATTAGATGACAATTAATCTCGAAACATCCATCCGTTGGATGAGCGACCGTGTCGGCAAAGTCTCTTACTCAATGGACTACCGTAACGGTCCGAATAGTTACGACTGCTCTAGTGCTGTCTATTATGCGCTAATGGCAGGCGGTGCGATTTCGGCAGGCTGGGCGGTCAACACGGAGTATATGCATGATTGGTTGATTCGTAACGGATATGTTTTGGTTGCTGAAAATAAACCATTTAACGCCCAAAGACATGATGTTTTTATTTGGGGTAAACGTGGTTATTCCAGCGGTGAAGGTGGACACACTGGGATATTTGTAGATAACATCAACATTATCCATTGTAATTTTAAACGCAATGGTATTACTATTGATGATTACAATAAAGTATCCCGTGGTATGTATTACTATCTATACCGTCCGGCAAATCAGCCCAGCATCAGCAACAAATCACTGGAGCAGCTTGTTAAGGAGACTTTGGCTGGGGTACATGGTAACGGAGATGCCCGCAAAGCAAGTTTGGGCAATCAATATGACCCTGTCATGGCAGTTATTAATGGCAAAGCTACGGCACCTAAAAAGACTGTTGACCAACTGGCTCAAGAGGTAATTGCTGGCAAACACGGCAACGGAGAAGAACGTAAAAAATCCCTCGGGCCCGATTATGATGTCGTGCAAAAACGTGTGTCTGAATTGCTCAAAAAACAGCCCTCAGAGCCGTCAAAAGGTGTTGAGGTAAAACAGCCCACGGAAACTAAAATAAGCCAAACTGAACCACCTGGAAAAGCCATAGTAAGCAAAGAAGAGGGAGACCTATCTTTCAATGGGGCAATTCTCAAAAAATCTGTCCTAGATGTTATCCTTGCTAAGTGTAAGGAACACAATATCCTACCTAGCTACGCTATTACCGTTCTACACTTTGAGGGGCTTTGGGGTACCTCAGCCGTAGGTAAGGCAGATAACAACTGGGGCGGTATGACTATGACAAGCAATGACTTGCAAATCACTCGTCCCTCAGGAGTTATTGTCACTAGAGGTCTTGCTCGTCCGTCAAACGAAGGCGGATACTATATGCACTATGCTAGTGTGGATGATTTCTTGACAGACTGGTTCTACTTGCTAAGGGCTGGTGGCTCTTACAAGATTTCAGGAGCTAAAACCTTTAGCGAGGCAGTCAAGGGCATGTTCAAAGTTGGTGGCGCAGTCTATGATTATGCTGCTACAGGCTATGATAATTACCTGGTAGGGATGTCAAGCCGTCTGAAAGCTATTGAGGCTGAAAATGGGGCGCTTTCCAAGTATGATACTGCTACCGTCACAGATGTCGCTAAGACCGATAAAATAGAAGTAGCGATAGAAGGTATTGAAGTCACAATCAACGGCACACGCTATAGACTTACAAAAGATCCTATTTGATTTTAACCCAGCGGTCTGCTGGGCTTTTTTTGTTGCCGAAATTTCAAAAAATCGGCGTTTTTTGATTTTCGATAGCAAAACACTTGCCTTTGTGACGGACATTTTGCAAAATTGCCGTTTTTGTGGACATAAAAAAGACCCTATTTGGATTTAGGGTCTATCTATGTATTATTTATTTAGATAAGGTCTTTTACAATTTTTTCAAGCTGTTCTGTTAGCTCATCAAAAATTTCTGAAAAGGCATAACCTTCTAAGCGAGGGATATTTCTTGTTTCGATTTCGAGGTTTTCTCGGTACAGTCTCAATGTTTCTCTGGCTTCTTCTGTTTGGTCAGTTTCAATAGCTTTCACCGCTTTGCGATAACGCATATAATCTAATAGCAGTTCTGCATTAATGAGAACGATTTTTCCTTGGATTTTAACTGTTTCAGGGATTGCACGGAAATTTGTTTGAGCTTGATTATTCATAGTTTTTCTCCTTTTTATTTTTATTATAGCACACTCATTAGTGTTTTTTTACTTCTTTCTTAATTCCTGAGCATATTTTGTCATGGCTAATCCATGTTTGAGCTTCATGTTCATCACATCGGCTTGACCATGTTTGTATTTGTCAACGGCTTGATTTGACAAGCCACAATTTTTGCTGATCGCATAGGATGTGGCATTGTCCAACAGCCATTTTATATCGTTTATGTCAATTTTCATTTCTTATCTCGATACTAACCAAATAATTGCCAACAAGACGATAAGTCCAATAACAAATTCGATTTTTTCTTTCTTTGTAGATTTTCTAATGTTAAAATTTACTTTCATAGTTATCTATGGTATGATGATATTGACCCCCGAAGGGGCGGGGAGAGTTACTCCCCGATTTCGATGTGCCACTCAATGATTAGGAAGAATAAGTTTAGTTTGACGACCAGCTTACTCATCTTTATTTTGAGTGGTTTTCTCATCCAACTTGTCATACAAGCTCCTTTCTTTTAGATTTCTTATCATAAGGTTCCTCCTTAACCTTATGTATTTATTATACAACTTAAGTTGTATAGAGTCAAGTGTTTATACAAAACTTTTTGTACTTTTTTTAATTTTTTTTCCGAATAGATAAGTAGGAGGACGAAAAAATGTTAGAATACGAAGAATTGAAGCAAGCAGTAGATGACGGGGATATCACAGGCAGTACGGTAAACATCGTCCGCAGAGACGGAAAGATATTTGATTACGTCCTACCAGGCGAAGAAGTCAGACCGTGGGAAGTTGTGAGCGAGGAGAAGGTGGTGGATGTGATGAGGGAACTCTTATATCGCCCCAAATCTGCCCCAAAAGTTTGCAAGACGAGGTTGATTTAAGTTAAAAAAATCGCTTTAAATTGAAAAAATATAAGATTTTTGTTAGTATGATACTACTCATTTTTTTAGTCTATTCCCTCAGGGTGGACTAAATTGAAAAGCCTGCATTAACAGGCTTTTTTCTTATATTATATCAAGGAGGTTATGATATGTTATATTTTGAAAATGACTATAACAAAGGTGCCCATCCCGCCTTGCTAGAAGCCTTAGTTGCAAGCAACCAAGAAGGTTTATCTGGATATGGCACTGATAAATATACTGAATCTGCTATCGAAAAAATCAGACTTGCTACGGACTGTCCTCATGCACAAGTTACGTTTTTAGCAGGTGGCACGCAGACCAATCAAATTGTCATTTCGTCTATGTTAGCTTCCTATGAAGGAGTCATTGCAGCGGATACTGGTCATATTGCAGTTCATGAAGCAGGGGCAATTGAATTTACAGGCCATAAGGTGCTGGCCTTACCGCATACGGATGGCAAACTTGTCGCAAGTGAAGTTGAGAACTATATTTCCGATTTCTACGCAGATGCTAATCATGCTCACATGGTTCATCCAGGAATGGTTTATATTTCCCACCCGACTGAATATGGTACGCTTTATAGCAAAACAGAGCTAGAAGATTTGTCCAAAGTTTGCCAACAGCACAATATTCCGCTCTTTTTAGACGGTGCTCGTTTGGGTTATGGTCTTGCTGCTCGTGAAACGGATCTTGATTTGAAGACAATTGCAGAGCTGACAGATGTTTTCTATATTGGTGGTACAAAACTCGGTGCCTTGATGGGGGAAGCTTTGGTATTTACAAAGAACAACCAGCCAAAGAATTTCGTATCGGTTGTCAAACACCATGGTGCCTTGTTGGCGAAAGGAAGAGTGACAGGTGTCCAGTTTGATTGCTTATTTACTGATGACTTGTATCTTGAATTGGGGCGTCATGCTATCGCAATGGCAGAGCAACTGACCCAGATTCTGGAAGAGAAAGGCTTTCAATTCTATCTCAAATCACCGACCAATCAGCAATTTGTTATTGTTAAGAATGAAGAATTGGCTAGATTGACAGAAGCTGGAATTGCCTATGGATTCTGGGAAAAATATGACGATAGTCACAGTATCATTCGCTTTGCAACAAGCTGGTCAACTAGTCAAGCGGATATTGATGAATTGAGAAATAGATTATAG